GTCGAATACATCTATCGCAACCCGCTATCGTGGATACGCTAGCGAATGGGATAGAATTTGGGCTCTTAAGCTTCGTGAACATAAAGTAGATATTGAGCGTGCAATGCTGTTTGGTCAGCGTGCACGGGTATCTAGCATCCAGTATACTGAAGGTATTGTGGGACACATTGTAAAAAATGCGAACCCAGTCGCTGATGATTCAGCACTTTCGTATTCGTCTGGTGCACCCTACTATCGTTCATCGACTGCCGCAGAACTCACATACGACAGATTCTTAGGCGATCTTGAAGTAATCTTCGATCCAGCTCGTGGCGGTTCCGCCGAGAAATTGGTTCTCGCAAGTCTTCCTGTTGTTACTCAACTGAATAAAGTTGGTAATACAGGATTTCTTGATGTGTCTACAGCTAGCACCCAAGTCCAACTTAATGCTCCTCTGGAGCAGAGAGAAGGAGCATTTGGTCATAAAGTAATGAACCTTGAAACTATTCACGGCGACCTTCACATTGTGAAGGAACCGCTATTCCGTGGCATTGCCAGTGGAATGATGTGCATAGTTGATATGGGTAAAGTTGCTTACCGACCTCTTGTTGGTAATGGTGTAAACCGTGACACACAAATCGAAACCAATGTTCAAGCCGCAGACGAAGACCTTCGGAAAGATATGATTCTAACCGAAGCTGGTCTGGAAGTTACTCTTCCTGAAGCTCACGCACTCTATAACTTAGAAGGCGTATAGGAGTAGGTAATGAGATCTGCATATATTGAACAGAACAGTGGAGCTGGTGGGTATTTAGCACCATATCAGAGGATAACAGCAGCCGTGACTTTAACAGCAGTAGAAGATAGTGGAAAAGGCTTCTTGCTCGATTCCGCTGGTGGAGCGTATTCAATTACGCTACCAACAGCTACGGGAGCAGCAGAAGGCACAAACTACAAATTCTGGGTTGAAGAAAACACACCGACAGGGGCAATCACAATTGCCGCTGGAAGCGCTATTATTTTCGGCAAGGTCAACGAAACTGAAGTTGACACAGGCGATGACGGTCCAGGTTCTAGTGCCGCTACGGGGGTATCAAATGTTATTTTTGGTACATCCGCAGTGAAAGGCGACTTTTTAGAGTTTACTTTCAGCCATGGAGCATATTGGATGTTTGGTTCATCAGCTGCCGATGGTGCAGTTACTACATCATAATCCGTAAGGATTACACCTTTTGGGTAGGTGGGGGATGGTCGTATAAAGGGCTGTCCCCAAAAGCCCTAAGATTTTTAAAAAGTTAAAACGGAGATAAAATGGCAGCATATAACACGCTAACTAAAATTATAGTGGGCACGGTCCCCTCTGGAACGCAGGACAGCGGTACCACAGGGACATTAGCAGAACTGATTAATACCTTTTGGCAAACTCTAGATAGCACCAGCGGTGCAGTCCAGAGTATGACCTCTGTTCAGGTGGCCCCTTACACAGTTGCAGTAATTATAGTTTACTTAGGTTAATAGGAGGCTGGTATGCCTAAAGTTGGCAAGAAAAAGTTCCCCTATACAGAAAAGGGGAAAAAGGCAGCAAAAGAATATGCCAAAAAAACTGGCAGAAAAGTTAGTAGTAAGAGGTATTAATGGCTACTTTTGAAGCACAAGTAGAGGGACTTACCAGTCTATCTATTGATGGTAACAGTGCGCCTACTCAAACAGAACTCACTCAGTTCTTGACCGATGGGGCTAAGGAGATACTAAGCGTTATTCCTAAGCAGAAAAAGGCTATGTATTCCACATCTAATACGCTAGATAGTGGTGACACCACCCTAACGATTGGTGGCTCTGAGATTTTAGGTGTTGTACGGAATGACGGAACGATTGATCAGCCATGCAGAAGGATACCTCTCTCTTTAAGCGGGAGAGCACAGGATAGTGAAGAAATGATATATGGGACTGTAACAGATCCAGTCTGGTGGATTACCATCAATGCTTTGAATATGTTCCCTACTCCGACTGACGCACAGAATGGTCTCATTCAGACGCTCGCATATCCAGCTGTCGCATACGGCGATAGTGCTATAACAAAATTTCCAGACGAGGCTGAATATTTAGTTCCTATATATGCGTCTATTAAGGCTATTCAGAACGCATTAGGCGCTAAGGCTGGGAATTCTGATATCACCACAGCGTTAACAGCTATTAATACCGAAATAGACGAATGTCTGTCTATTGCAGACAGTGCTGCTACTGAAATAGGACTAGCCAACGCTGAAGCCGATAAAGCTACTGCGGAAGTGGCTTTAGCTAATACAGAAGTAGATAAAATGGCAGCAGAGGTGGTTCTTGCCAATGCGGAGGTTGATTTATCAAATGCAGAGGTAGATAAAATGGCCGCCGAAATAGCCTTAACTAATAGCACATTAGATGCCGCACTGTCTTCTGTTGGTAGCAATGTTGATACTGCAACAGCGGCAATAGCGACCGCCGCTGGGAGGGTTAATACGGCTGTAGCATTAGCTAACACTCAGTTTGATAGTGCTGTAACAGCAAATTCCTCTGAAGATATTGAACTTGCATCTTCTCATGTAAAAGCGGGACAAGGGTTTATTTCAGAAGCTCAAGCCGCTGTTTCTGAAGCTCAAACATATGTAAATGAAGTTTCATCTCGTGTTAATCAAGTTAATGCGGAGGTCCAGATTGCCCAAGGGTATATAGGCACCGCCACTGGTTATGGAAATATAGCTCAGGGATTTGGGCAAACCGCTCAAGGGTATATTTCTACAGCAAATGGCTATGGGGGTGTAGCACAGGGGTTTTTGGGGATCGCTAGTGGATTTATGAATACTGCCCAGGGCTACATAGCCACTGCCAATGCCTACTTACAACAAATTCAAGCTAAAATTGGTATAGCACAAGGTTATGCAAACGAAGCCCAATCAAGACTGTCTGTGTTAACAACAGAATATACTTGGTTAGAAAAGCAACAGGCAAAACTTCAGGCGGATTATGACAAAGGTCTGCAAATGATAGCGGGGGCTTAATAATGCCGTTTACTGAAGTCTCATTAACAGAAGAAACAACTTTTACTGAAGTTGCGCTAACAGAAGAAACAACTTGGGGTCCATTGGGATCTATCTGGGAAGACGGCGGTGAACTATTAGGGGCTTGGAATGTTTTAGAGCACCTTAAGTGGGAGGATATGGGATAATTATGGCTGTAAGAAGATTAACTGTAAAAAACATTATTAGCAGAGTGAGACAGACCTTTCCTCAAGCATCTGAAACCTATTTAATAAATTTGATTAACGATGCACTTTTGGAGGCTGGTATGTATAGGACTAAAATTGAATATGCTAAGACAACTACGGTAGCCGATCAGATGTGGTATGATTTATCCGATGTTGGGTCTGATATAGATATTAACAAGGTTTTCAGAGTGGACTTTATGGATTCCGCTGGAGATTATATAAAGGTACCAAGACTAATTGACAACGAAATACTTAAAATGGATGTAACATAATGGCAAGCAATCATAGTCACCCAGAGGCTGATATTGCCTGGTTCATCGTAGGCGATAAACTTGCATTAGTAACCACTAAGGGTACAGACTCAAGTAGTGTTCATTCTAAATCTGGGGACTGGAAAGGGATTGATGAAGCTGTAACAAACGGGATTTTAATACATTATTATGCAGAGCCGAATGCTCTATCTACTACAGCAAATACAAGATTAACCGCATATCCAGACTTGGATAATTCGATGCACGCCAGTCTAATAGAATATGTGAAGGCAAAACTTTATATAGATAAAGCGGGGACTTCAAACGATCCAAATGTAGCATCCACGGCAATGAATATGTCAATGGTCCACGAAAAGAAATGGCAGGATAGTATGGTTAAGTTTGGGTCTAGGCGCCGTGATAAGATTGGTGGGACAAGAGTCGTGAAAACATTTGATCTGAGGTAATTAATATGGCTACATTAACTGGAAAAACAATTGCAAACACCTATAAGGATTTACTTCAAGTATCTAACTCAAATAGTGGAGTAGATTCTACACTAAGGGTAATATCTGATGGTGAAGCGACTGATACTGTATTATACATAAGTTCAGCCGCAGCACAAATTACTAGCGACGCTAAATTATATTTTAGGGATACTGGATTATACATAGCCTCTAATGCTGACGGTGATTTAGATATAGTAT